TCTACGATTTAATCGCGAAGATATTTGGCAGCAAAACCATTTTCAAGGGCATGAATGCCCTCGAGCAAGGTCAGCTGATGGCTAGCAAATGGCACAGAGTGCCCAATGCTCGGGCCATCAGCTTTGACCTCCACCGCATGGATCAGCATGTGAGTGTGAGCATGCTCAAATGGGAACACGCAGTCTATGATCTCTTCTACCACTCGAGGAAGTTCCGAGCGTTGATGCGAAAGCAGCTCACAACGAAGGGAGTTGGGCGTTGTTGGGATGGTATAATGAAGTACCTCGTGCATGGTTCTCGCATGAGTGGAGACATGAACACCAGCCTTGGCAATTGCCTGATTATGTGTGCAATCGTGTACAGCCACTTGGATGGCAGCACTTTTCCGTGGGAGTTGGCCAATAATGGGGATGATTGTGTCCTCATTCTCCCCGCACAACATGTAGCAGGTTTCCAAAACTGCTTCCCCGCCTTCTGTAGGTCCATGGGATTTCCCGTTGAGCTTGAGGCTCCGGTGAGAGACCTGGAGCGCATATCCTTCTGCCAGACCCAAGCCGTCTTTGACGGCCAATGGTGGACGATGGTGCGCAATCCTAGAGTTTGCTTAGACAAAGACGACTCATCTTTAAAACCTGTTCGGACGGAGCAGGAATGGAACACGTTGAGAAACACGGTCGGCCTTTCCGGGTTAGCCCTGGCCGGTCATATGCCCATATTCTCCGAGTTCTACGCCTGCTTGCGCCGGGGCGCAGGCTCCGCCGTTGACCGCGACGACACACCCACAGGCTTCTCAATGCTAGCGAAGGGGATGAACATGCGAGGGATGCCCGTGACCGATGAGGCACGGGTGTCCTTCTTCAAGGCATTTGACATCACCCCGGATGAACAGCTGGCGGTTGAAAAGTTCTACCGGGACGCGCGTCCAACATGGCGAGAGCCACTGATGAACGGGCACTGCGTGCAGAGCGCACTTCGCGCAGTGATGGGGTCTCGCCCCTAACTACCCAAAACGGTTGCTCCCCGACAGCGTAAAATTCCGTACCAAGTGCCGAACCAACGAGCCGATTCCATCCCGGATATTAGGGCCAGTGTGTCAATGTATCACCGGCTAGCAGGGCTGCTGGCCTTCCGGGATGTGGTTGGTGGCGGCATGGATGGTCAAGAGACTGCACGGGTAGACGTCCAGTAGGGCGAGATGTACAGTCCCTGCGGTGGGTCAGGGATCCCATAGTACCCACCACCATCGTCTCTGATACCACAGACGATAAAACATGGTTAGGAAGAACCAGAACAAGAATAACCGTAACCGCCGTAACAACGGTGCTGGCGTTCGTAACCGCGCTAGCACAACTCGTAACAGCCTTGCTCCTGCTGTAGCGAAGAGCAGCTTTGGTGTCCATGCACCGGAGCATGCTTGCGGCTACCTTGACCCGTTTTGCCCGTCACTCGGCAAGGTGCCCGATGGCTCCCAGGTTGCCTCTATGCCCACGTTTCTGCGCCGTGCCTACACGGTGACCACAGACGCGAACGGGGATGGCGCCATCGGCTTCATTACCTCTCGTCTCAAGGATCGCGTCTACAACGCGACCGCCTGGACTGCTGGCGCGGTCTCTACCTGGACCGCCAGCGATCACGCTGATTACTCGGCTGTGGCAGCCTTCTCGGAGCAATTTCGTGTTGTCTCCCAGGGGTATCGTGTCAGTTGCATTGCCAACGCGACCGCCATGCAGGGGATCAAGTCCATTGGGG